TGCAAGTTATCCACAGGCTAGTTGTGCATAAGTTGTGTATAACTGCGATAATAGAAGTTATACACAGGACTTATCCACATGGGATTGCGGGGGCCGCAGAAAAAAGCGCTTAGCTTGAAATTGGTATCTGGCACTGACCAGCCAATTCGACGGCCAGCGGAATCGGCGATTAGCGTTGCGCCTATTGACTACATGCCTGAGCCGCCCGATTGGATGGTTAACCAGGATGCGCGAAAAGAGTGGGCGCGGCTGTGCCCCATACTCGTGCATAACAAAATCCTGGACGAGCTGAATTTATCGACCTTCGCCGCAATGTGCGCGACATTCGGCGAGATTGTGCGGATGTTTTCCGAGGGTGACGAATACAACGCCACGGCATCCGCTCAGTACATAAAATACTGTACAGAATTTGGGTTGACACCGGCAGCGCGAGGAAAGATCCGTAACAATGCAGAAGCAACGCCCCAAAACAAATTCGCCAAGTACAAGTCAGACTCCGCCCAGTGATTACGTCCTAGTCGCAATCGCGTACGCTGAAACGGCGATAGAAGACACCAAACGCAAACAGCATAACAAGTGGGTACGACTTGCTGCCAAACGATTCGTGGCCGATCTAAAGCGCGCGCAGGGGAAGAGCCCGCCGTTTGAGTGGTCGCCGCAGAACGCTAACCGGGCGTGTGAATTTATCGAGGACTTGCCGCACGTCGAAGGCAGCTGGAGCAAGAACAATCTTATCAAGCTAGAGCCTGCGCAAGTCTTTTTCTTGTGCAATCTCTTCGGGTTTCGGCGTCAAGATGGTTCGCGCAGGTATACATCCGCACTATTCGCGGTTGCGCGGAAAAATGCCAAGAGCACATTGGCTGCGGCGATCTTGCTCTACTGTTTTTGTTGCGAGCCAGAAATCGGGCCGCAGGTATTGAGTGCTGCTACAACGGGCGACCAGGCGCGCATCGTTTGGTCGGTGGCCAAGCGAATGGTTGTCAAGCTGCCGGATTTGCAAGAGGCTTTCACGCTAGAGCCCTTTGCAAATGCGATTGCGCGATATGAGGTGGGCGGCACATTCAAGCCCATCAACGCGAAGGCCAGCACACAGGACGGATTAAATCCCAGCGCTTTATCGTTCGATGAATTGCACGCGCATAAGACACGTGATCTATTCGATGTATTGCGATCGGCAGCTGGGGCAAGAAAGAATCCACTGTTTTTGTATACAACTACCGAGGGTTATGAGAACGCTGGCCCATGGCAGGAAATAAGAACCTTCGGGCAACAGGTGTTGGACGGCATTGTAGAGGCCGATCACTTCTTGGCCATGTACTACGGACTGGATGAGGAGGACGATGATTTCGATGAATCACGTTGGATCAAAGCGAATCCGCTCCTTGGCGTTTCCGTCACGCTCGACAAGATGCGGGAGTATGCGGGAGAGGCAAAGCAGCAGCCCGGGGCTTTGGCTGAGTTTCGCATCAAGCGCCTCAATCGTCGAGCAACGAGCGCGGAAGGGTTTATTGATTTGCTTCGCTGGCGCAAATGTTCCGGTGCAGTGGATTTGCCTTCGCTAGAAGGCGCGGAGTGTTGGGCCGGTCTTGATTTAGCGAGTACGCGCGACATGTGCGCATTGACACTGCTATGGAATGTCGATGCTGTGTGGTATGTGTGGGTGCACTACTGGGTGCCTTCACAGGCCGTAGATCAAAGGAACGAGCGTGGGACGATACGATATCAGCCCTGGGTTGCGTCGGGGTATATCACGGTTACTGATGGTGATGCGACAGATTACGATGTCATTGAAAGGGACATACTCGCGCTGTTTTCTCGATTCAAGCCGACCGAAGTAGCATTTGATGCATGGAACGCACAGCAGCTTTGCAACAATCTCATGAGCGCAGGTGTGCCAATGGTGCAATTCGTTCAAGGGCCGAAGAGCTTTCACCCAGCCATGCAAGCGCTTGAGTTGGCGTATACCAATGGGAAAGTATGCCATGGGAATAATCCTGTGCTGAATTGGAATGCGGCGAATTTGATTGCGCGAAAAGATGTCAACAACAACATGGCCCCAGATAAGAAAAAATCTCCCGATAAGATTGATGGCATGGTGGCCTTGTTAATGGCCATGGGTAGAGCGATTGCGCGTAACGAAACGCCCTACGCGGAGTTAATCACGCTATGAGTAAATGGATGGATATGCTTGGGGAATTGATAGGCGATAGGTCTGCGGCTGTAAGCCCGCAGGCATCTATCCCATCATCAAGTGGCTATCAGGGTGGGCAGCTCTACGAATGGATGATGGGAGCTAACGCAAGCGCCGCTGGATATCCGGTGAGTGAACGTTCAGCCATGTCGGTGTCGGCCGTGTATGCTTGCGTATCGTTGATTGCTGGGGCAATAGCCAGCTTACCATTGCCGATCTATAGGCGCAGTGATGAGGGCCGCGAGAAGGTCAGTATGATGGCGGATAGTAGGTTCGCTAATTACTGGTGGCTACTGAATGAACAGCCACATCGACAATGGTCTGCGGCGGTGTTCTGGGAATACCTGATCGCATCGTTGCTTTTGTGCGGCGATGCGATGGCGCGAATCGTTAGGGTACGCGAAGGTGGCGAGATTGTCGGTCTTGAGCCGGTGCATCCATCGTGTGTGACGGTGAAGGACCATGAGTTGGATGGCGGGTTGCTGTACCTCGTCAGCGAGGGCGGCAAGACCGTAGGATATGCGCAAGATGATTTTCTGCACATCCCGGGTATCGGGTTTGATGGGTATCGCGGCATGTCATCAATCCGTTATGCGGCCAAGAACGCCATTGGCACAGCGCTTGCCGCAGAGGACTATAGCGGGAAATTCTTTTCCAATGGTGCTAGACCGGATCTATTGATTACGATTCCGCAGAACATGAGCAAGGAGCAGCAGGAGCTCTTCCGAGAATCATGGATGGCGCGATTCGGCGGCGCGGGCAAGTCACACATTCCGGCGATTTTGACGGGGGGCGGTGACATCAAGCCGATTTCCATGAACGCGCAGGACTCTCAGATTATTGAGACGCGAAAGTTTCAAGTCATAGATATCGCGAGAATCTTTGGTGTACCGCCTTTCATGATTGGCGAGACTGAGAAGTCGTCCAGCTGGGGAACTGGCGTTGAATCCATGTCTATTGGATTTGTGAAGTACACATTACAGCGGCATCTAACGAAGATCGAACAAGAGTTGAACCGGAAGATTTTCCCCAAATCATTGCGACTATTTACTGAATTCACCACAGCTGGGCTTGAGCGCGGAGATATCAAAACGCGCTATGAGGCGCATCGTATTGCGTTGGGTCGCGCGGGCGAGCCGGGATGGAAAACAGTCAATGAGATTCGGAAAATAGAGAACGATTCGCCTATTGTGGGCGGCGATGAACTAAACAAAGGAAACGCGAATGCAGCCATTCCAGCGGCTTCTGGTTTGTAATAAAGGGCGCGGCGCTCCTTTGTGCGTGGCAGCCGAGGGCGATGAATCCGTCATCTATTTGTATGACGCGATTGTTCCTACGGAAATAGATGCGCAGTGGTGGGGTGGTGTCGCAGCGGATACGTTCGCTAAAACCATCATGGCGATTAATACGCCATTTATTCATCTACGCATTAACTCCCCCGGAGGCGATGTATTTGCAGGCCGGGCGATTGCCCAGGCGATTAAGGATTCGCCATCTACCGTCATCGCGCACGTGGATGGTTATGCAGCTTCTGCCGCCTCATATATCGCACTTGCGGCGGATGAGGTGCAGATCGCAGAGGGCGGGTTTTTCATGATCCATCAAGCGTGGTCGTTGGCCTATGGGAATTCCGATGATATGCTCGGCATGGCGACGTTACTTGAGAAAATTGATAGCACGCTAGTCCAGACGTATCAGAAAGAGACGGGCAATACGCCCGAGCAAATCCAGCAGTGGATGTCTGCTGAGACGTGGTTTACCGCTGACGAGGCCGTGCAATACGGGTTCGCGGATTCTTTGCAGAAAGAGAGAGTGAAGAACTCTGCTCGATGGGATTTGTCGGCGTATAAAAATGCGCCAGTCGATACCAAGCCAGAAGACAAAGAAGAGCTGGATATCTCTCCAGCGCGAGCACATTTCGAGAACATGCGGCGACGCTTACAGTTGGCCGCGCACGTGTAGTCCTGTAGCAAATCCTTTTTAAGTCAAGCAACGAATCACTCGCGTGAGAGGTTGCTACACCTAGCGCAATGGAGAAATATATGAAATCGATTCAAGATCTACGCGATCAAATTGCAACGCGCGCCAAAGAAATCAAGAAGTTGATGGATGATAATCCGGGCGATAAGTGGAAGCCCGAGCATCAATCCTTGTATGACTCCGGCATGTCTGAGATTGAACTCGCTACCGCTGATGTGCGACGGCTAGAGACATACCACAAAGCAGTGGCGGAAGCGCACGATCAAGAGGCCATTGAGGATCATGTGCAGAAGCGCGCGAAAGACGAGAAAAAGCCGGACCTGTTACTTTTCAATAAGTGGCTTCGAGGCGGCGATAAAGCGCTGAACGCGGAAGATTGGAAAATCTATAACACCTTGTCTACTACGACTGGTTCAGAAGGCGGGAACACCGTCCAAGCGGATGTTGTTGCGCGGGTGGTGGATCGACTGAAATTCTACGGCGGCATGCGTGCAGTGTCTGAGGTATTCAGCACAAGCGGCTTTGGAGATTTGAACTATCCGACATCGGATGGCACTGCGGAAGTTGGCGAATTGATTGGGCAGAATACTACCGCTACGGCGGCAGATCCGACATTCGGCGTGGTGACTATTACTGCGTATAAGTACAGCTCCAAAATCGTAGCAGCGCCGTACGAATTGCTTCAAGATTCTAATGTGGACATTGAGCAATTTATCGTTAATCGTCTGGCGACGCGCTTGGGTAGAATCCAAAATACACACTTCACCACTGGCACCGGTACCGGCCAGCCTCGTGGGGTGGTAACTGGCTCTACGCAAGGACGCGTGGGTACTTCGGGGCAAACTCTGACGGTCATTTTTGATGACTTAGTATTTTTGATTCATGCGCTTGATCCTGCGTATCGATACAGCGGGCAGTGTTCGTTTATGCTTAATGATGCGAGCTTCGGAATCGTGCGTCGATTAAAAGACTCGCAAAACCGGCCTGTATTTATTCCTGGATGGGATGGGCTGGGACAGAAGATGCAAGACACCCTGCTCGGATACCCGGTCGTGGTAAACCAAGATGTGCCGGTCATGGCGGCTAATGCCAAGTCAATTTTGTTTGGTGATTTTTCATACTACAAAATTCGTGATGTGATGGACATGCGTATGTTCCGCTTCGAGGATTCAGCCTATGCCAAACTCGGGCAAGTTGGTTTCTTGGCGTGGATGCGAAGCGGCGGCAACTTAGTTGAGGCGGTGGCGGTTCAACATTACGCCAATAGCGCAACCTAACCGAGCGGAGAAAGGCATGGCTAAAAAAACGGCAAAAGATGGTAGCGTGGAAGTGGTCATGCTTTCTTCTTGCGGAGATTTGAGGTGCGGTAGTGTGGTGGAAATGGATGAGGATCAGGCGTTGCAACTATGCGAGGCTGGTTTTGCTAGCATGGACGCCGACCAGATCGCTTACTCGAAATCTATAATTCCGGATGGTGCATTATGACAACGCACTCATTTCCCGAAACCGCAGATAGTGAAACTGCGCAGACCGTCTTTTGGCGGTGCCGCGTTTGTTGGCGAGGAACTAATCTGTCCAAGCCCGGATATGGTGAGCCGCACGCAACGATGTTTGAGTATCCGGAGAACATTGATGCGTATCTGGATCCTTGCCCGGGGGAATCTACCGGCGAGTCGCGGGTGCTAACAAGAGATCAGATATTAGGCCGTATTTCGACAGAGGAGATTGGCGCATTGCACGCGAGCATGGACGTGAGAATATCCGGTTTGATGTTTAAGATCACTAATCGAGCACTAATTGATCTAGATAACCCGGCATGGTTAGCTGATTTTCAATACGCCGAGAATCTTGGCCTTATGGACTCTGGTCGCGCGGCAATCATAGTGGGTGTATGAGACAGTCGCACTCAGGGCGGGTGGAACGTTGGCTGGGGAAAGCGGCTTGCGAATCGCAGTCGCTTGCTGCGGCGAATTGGTACGGCAGCCCGATTCGCTCACTGATGGTGCCAGGTGATGTATCGGTAGCTGCGGGCGGTGATTTCGTCGGGCAGATCGAAGGTGGTGGCGAAGCTTGTCTTGAGCAATGGGTATGGGATCAAGACAAGAAATTCCGCGCACACAGAGGTCCGGGCCGTAGACAGCACGGAGGTTTTGCTGACTTAGCGGCGGTGAAATCGGCGCTACGGCAAGAGGCGTTTTTCAGCAAATCCCTTACGTCGGCAGTGACCGCCGGGGCCGCCCTGAGCTCATGGCGGATTGGCGGACTGCCTGCCGCAGGCGCAGCAGCTGGGGCGGCTCCTGGCGGAACCGTCCCCACTAGCGCATCAACGGGCGCGGTAACGTTCAAGAATGCTGATTCTGGCAGAACGACGCATTCAGTTGGCGGATACGTTTTCGGGGATCGCGTTAATACGACGTATATACTGTATGACAGGATCTTCGCGGTGGCGAAGACGATGAACAGCACTGGAACCGAAGCCGTCACCGGAGTTCCGACTCGGTATCAGAATACGACAGTGGGGACGGTAGATAGTGCGGAGAATAATTTCTTGTTCATGGAGACCGGTACGGTGCTGCCAGCCACGGCGCATAACTGGACTGTATGTACCTACACGGATCAAGCAGGCAACACAGGGGCGACTTTGCCGAGCGTGACGGGGATATCTGCCTGCGCATCGAGCAGGCTAGACATGCCTGTTAATCAGTTTTTCTGTCCCTTGGCTGCTGGAGACTCAGGGATTAAGGCGCTTACGCAAATGCAGTGCTCGGCCTTAGTGGCGACCGGTACGATTGATTTTGTAATAGGTCATGCGCTGGCGTTTATGCCGAGCAATGCTATTAACTGGGCGCACTATATCAACGGTATCAATAGTGGATTTTGGATGAGCAACGTGCTTGCGGATGCGTGTTTGTCTATACTGGCTTTTAATCCAGTTGCAACGACAATCGTTAGTTTGAATTTCCCGCTACTGGAAGAATGATGCGCCATATACCATCAGGTAAAATTGAGCGCTGGCTTGGGTCTGAAGCCAAGAGAATTTCCGATCAAATGCGAGGGTCGTATTTTGCGCCTATCCATGTGGGGAATTGTCCGGGTGATGTTTGGGTAACGAATTCCGGGGATTTTATAGGCCGTTTAGATGGCGGCGGTTTTATGTCGCTATTGGAATATCAATACGACAAGACCAAGCTATTTATCAAGCGGGCGGTGAAGCGGGTTGGCAAGGTCCAGCACGGCAAGATGAATGCGGGGTTTGCTAGCCTGAGTGACTTAATCAATGAGGCCACGGTCGGGGCAAAGCGGCGCGAGTTTTCGATGCTGAAGACGGGCGCTACTGGCGTGGTCGGCGTGACGAGCACGTTGTGGTATGCGGGCGGTCAGCCGACGACCGGCGCAACGGCAGCAAGCGTGCCGGGCGGTACGGTCCATACTGATGTGGATACTGGGGCGTTTTTGTTCACTAATCCGACGGGCGGCGATACGCAGCATTTTGTAACGGCCTTTCTAGTGGCTAGCGTTGGCGCGCAGTCGTTGTTGATGTACGACAGATTATTCGCGGCGGAATTTAATTACAACTCTACCGCCGCGCAAGCTGTAACTGGTGTCCCTACCAGATACCAGAATACAACTGCCAATACAGATGATAGTGCAGAGAATAATTTCTTGATGTTTGAGATTAGGGTGGCGTTGGCAGCCACTGCACATAACTTCACGCCATGCACCTACACAGATCAGAGCGGGAACGCTGGAGCGACGCTACCTAGTTTGACGGGCAATTCATCTGGCATAGCGAGTAGGCTCGATCATCCGGCGCAACAATTCTTTGCGCCGCTCGCAACAGGGGACAACGGCATTAAGGCACTGACGAATGTACAGTTATCGGCAGCGGTGGCGACGGGAAACGGGGCCGCAGTCATAGGGCATCCGCTGGTGTTCATCCCGTTACCGTTAGCCAATCTATTCACTATGCGAGATGGGGTGAGTGGTGGATTTAATTTGGCGCGGATATACGATGATGCGTGCATCACGTTTTTGGAGCTAACAAAAAGCGCAACAACGGCCACAACGTATACCGGCAATTTCTTAACGGTGGCAGGATGAGTGGGGAGATCTCTAATTTCGCTGCCGGTATGGTGGGGTCTTCGCCAGACTTTATGTGGTCCGAAACCATATATAACGCGGGATCGGTGGCGCTGCCGCTAGTAGATCCGCCGATAAGCACTATCTTCCCGCCCTCCTTATTATTTTTATTGTCGAATGCAGGTAATACGCTTTTACGAATGTAACGCACTGGCTGTGAATTTACTCAGCCAATTTCGGTTTCATGGACTTGTGGAGATTTCCAAATGCTAGGTTTTGAATATGTACTCACGAACAACGGTGTATCCATTTCCACAGCCATTACTGCCTTGCAATTGAAGGCCGGTGTAAATGGGCCGATTGAAATTCTACGTGTGGCTCTTACGCAGTCTACGAGCACAACTAGTGCGCAGGTGCAGGCCGGGCTGATTAGAAAATCAGCGGCGGCTACCGTTACGACCGCAACGGCTGGCACACATCTGTTGAAGGGGAACCCGATCAATCCAACGTCGGACGCATCATTGACGACGACCGCTACGGGTATTACTGCGTCGGCTGAAGGAACCAACGGTGAATTGACGATTACGCGTGGCTTCAATATTCTAAACGGATGGGAGTGGCTACCGACTCCTGAGGAGCGGGTTTGGGTTCCGCAGGGGGGCATCATTGCGCTGACCTTTTTGTCAGCCCCTCCGTCTGCCACGTGGTTAGCGCAGATTCATTTTCGCGAACTGCGCGCCAGCTAAACGTAGCCGTGCATGTCATTCGGCGTATACCGTCCAGTATCGCAGCCACGTCTGCCGGTACTGGACGCAACCAAGTTTGCGCCAGCAGATCCGGCCTTTCCGCCCGAGATGTTTCGTCGGGCGGATCAGTCGGCTTCCTACGTCAGGTCCGAGTACCCGCATTCGCAAGTCAACGCAGTGATTGTTACGTGGGAGTCGTTGTTTGCAACGACAGCAGCATTCCCGTTTTTTACGAAACTGCAAATACCTGTCAAGAGCGATGCGCCCCTAGTCTGGACGCAGCCGCTAGGACAAGCGCCGTTCGCGGTGCAGGCCGGGTTCCCCTTTCCGGGCGCTTCGACATCATGGTTTAGGAGTGTAGAGTCTCCGGCGTACTACATACAGCCGAAGACAAATTATCAGACGTTGTTCCCGCCGGATCCTATCTTCCCGGTGGAGTTGTATAAAAAAACAGATGCGCCACGATGGTCTGTCCAGTCCTTAACATGGACGCAACCATTGGGCTCGGCGGTGTTCTCGGTTGCGGTAACGTTCCCGTTTCCTGGTACGCCGTTGCAGTGGATGAGGGGCGACGAGTCTAGGGCTGTTTATCATCAGCGTGACTATCGGCTGGGCGTGCCGTTGTTGCCAGTAGATCCACTGTTCCCGCCTGAGATGTTCATGGGCAGGGCGGTTCGCTCCATTGCGTCGGCTGCTACGCCGCTGGTCTGGACGCAGCGCTATGATGCAACGATATTCGGGCAGGTTGCGCAGTTTCCATTCCCGGGCAAGTTGTCGCAGTGGCAGCAGCAAGCGTACTCGACTGCGGCGTATGTCCAGCCGAAAATGTTCGGGTTCACGCAGTACGCAGTTACGGGATTTGTCCCGGGATCA